CAACCGTGGCAACTACGGAATAGTTGGTTCGATAAATAAAGCAGCAGACAGCATTAAGGGTAACGCCCCAATGCTGACACCCACCAGGGTGAGGATAGGTATATGACTAATCATCATCCCTACCGTAGCCCTTGTATGGAGAAAAGGAAAGTAGCCCCATGAACGTACAGCAAGCCCAGAGAATCCTATCCCGACACAAAGAAGGTGAGATATACCCCCAGTGGGTTATCAACACCGCCCTATACATCACAGGAGACATTGATGAAATGCCCACTATGCCAAGCCCCCACAGCAGTCAAGAGGGTGCAGACAACGAAAGCAAACTGGATATACAGAAGAAGAGTGTGTTTTAACGAGCACTGGTTCTCCACCCAGGAGAAAGCAGTAACAACCCCTAGCCCCAAACTCAAGAGAGGAAGACCCCGCAATGAAAGACCCTAACGATTGCACGTATCCCCACACCAGACTATGCCTGCATAACTGCAAGTATGGTTGCGCCAAGCGTAGCCCTGAGCGCAGCGGCTGGCGCAAGGTGCAGATTGATGATGCAGAAGAAGAAGCCTGGAGGGAGTTAACCAACAAGCAGGGGATGCCCCCTATCTACGGAGAACAAGCATGACACAAGATGAAATCATTGATATGGCTAGAGAGGCTGATTTAGATTGGCATCAAGGTTGGATATTGAATGTTGATGCGCCAAACCGATTTGAAACCTTTGCCAAGCTGGTAGCCGCCATAGAGCGTGAGGCGTGTGCAAGAGAAATTGAAATTCCTTTTTACGGTGAGGGTGGCAAAGAATGCGCCGCCGCCATCCGAGCAAGGGGACAAGCATGACACAAGATGAAATGCAAAAAATATGGGAAGCACTATGCGCAATTTATGGTAATGACATGACTGCCGCTACGCTTGTAGTGCTCACAAAAGATGGAGAAACGGCTGTGTTTACAACAATTACTTTTCCACAAGAGGCCAAGCATGACTGACAAAGAAGCACTGAAGATGGCGCTTGAGGCGTTGGAATTGGCGCATCCAAGATTTGGCATTGCGACTGAAAAGTATAAGCAAGCCATCACCGCCATCCGAGCACGACTGGAGCAGCCAGAGCAAGAGCCTGTGGCGTGGATGACTCAAGCACGAAACCTTGTGCCTATAAGTGAATTCACAGAAGAAGAAGCAAAACTTTATGGGTGGAATGCACTCTACCTTCACCCACCACAGCGCACAGAGGAGAACACATGAAAGCACGACAAGTATTTATCGCCATGATGACAGGCAAAGGATATACAGAAGAAGACCTGCACTGGGATGGAAAGAAGTTCACCAACTCAGCTATCACTACCCGCTGGAATTACTTTCTGATGGGATGGGAAATGCGAGGTGTGATGTGAACCTACGCAAGCTCAGACTCCGGCATCACTTCATGTTTGAAAATAGAGACAGGAGGGTAAACACCTACACGCACTAATCTAATCCATGTATAATCTCATCTCACCCTAACCTAAGTAAAGGAAGTTCCACATGAAACTCTGTATCAACTGTAAACACTGCATTGCCAGTGACATATCGACTGAGAACCCCGAGTACAGCAAATGCACCTACGAGCGGCCTATAAGCCTCGTAACGGGCCTTTCCAAGCCTGTCAAAGACCTACCCTACTGCTCACAAGAAAGAGTCTTAAGTTGCGGCCCAGAAGCCAAACGATTTGAACCCAAAGCAAAGCCAGCGGAAAGCTGGGCAACGCACGGGTCTATCTGGATTGGTGAAGTCATGGGAAACAAGGAGGGCAATCATGTCTGATGAAAAGCCTATCGAGTATTACGTAGAGTTTTGTATCCGCGTGAAAGAGCGTGGCGGCCCTAGTTCTTATGCTCAAGAAGTATTTAATCAACGGGTTTCTTGGGATTACATCCAGGCTAATGGAGACTTGATTCCTAAAGTCATTGCTGTCATCAACAAGCTGGAGGTTCCCAATGTCTGATTTCTCACCAGAAACACGTAATAGCGCATGGTGGTCAGGAGACTCTCGCCGTGCTGCCAGCGGCAAAGCCAACGAAGTCATCTTGACCAAGCAAGGCAAGATGGAGATTCCAGACCTGTCCGGCATAGAAGCTGTGCAGATGGGGCACGTGATGGAGCCTGTCATTGCAAGCCTTGCCAGCGAGAAACTGGGTGTGCGGCTGGAGAAGATTGAGGAAGCTCTCACGCACCCTAAACATCCTTGGCTGAAATCACACTTTGACTACCACGGGAAACTCAATGGCGAAACTATCCTGGTCGAGTGCAAAAACTATAACGCTGCTGTTAGAAGTAAATTTGACGATAGCGGCCTCATCCCTGCTGCTGACATGGCTCAAATTGTCCACGAAGCGGCGGTATACGGCATACGGCATATTTATCTGGCTGTGCTATTTGGCGGTCAAGAGTTTGTGCTTATACCGTTCACCATCACCGATGAGCAAAAAGAGGAGCTTATTCAGCAGATGGCTGTCTACTGGGGACACGTACAAGCCGGAACAGTCCTACCGCCAGAGACTCCTGAACAGGCAAGACTGATATACCCCACGGGGCTGGAGAACACCAAAATGGCCTCTAGGAGCGTGGAAGAAGCCTGCCGCACCCTACAGGTGGTCAAGGGTCAGATAAAGGCTCTAGAGGCCCAGAAAGAGGCTCTGGAGACCCTTGTGCAGGGTTACATGGGGGAATGCAACCAGTTAGCTACCTTTGACGGTTCTGTGCTGGCAACCTGGAAGAACGCTAAACACAGTGAGAGGTTTGACAGCAAGCTGTTTCAGTCTGCCATGCCGGACGTGTACGAGAAGTTTGTAGTCAACGTCCCAGGTTCACGGAGGTTCTTAATCAAATGAAAGCCTATCCCTTCATTCACAAGCATCCCACCACTGGTAACACCACGATGGCAGAGGGCGCAGATTTGCGTGACATATTTGCGGCAAAGGCTATGCAATCGTTGTTATCAGACTCAGGCTGGCGACAAGACATGGACTTTGATGAAACAGCTAGTGCGTCATACAGACAAGCAGACGCAATGATGAAAGCCAGGGAGGTCAAGCATGACCAACCTTAGCATTTACATCATGGCTTTCTGTTCCCTGATTGACCTAACCATAACCATTGTGGAGAAATTTATATGAGCAACATCGTTCCACTCGCAGACATTCAGAAGATGGCAGAGGTTGCTGCCACCAGCAAGATGTTTGGGTTTAAGAACCCTCAAGAGGCTATGGCAATCATGTTGCTGTGCCAAGCAGAGAACCTGCACCCGGCAATAGCTATGCGGGATTTTCATGTCATTCAGGGCCGTCCAGCTCTGAAAGCAGATGCAATGCTGGCAAGGTTCCAGCAAGCTGGTGGAAAAGTTGAATGGAAGGTGTACACAGATGCTGAAGTTACTGGAGTATTTAGCCACCCTCAAGGCGGTTCGCTTGAGGTCACTTGGACGCTCTCCCAGGCGAAATCTATCGGTATCGCCAATAAGGATAACTGGAAGAACTATCCGCGTGCAATGCTTAGAGCACGGTGTTTATCGGAGGGTATCCGTGCGGTCTATCCGGGTTGCGTGGTTGGGGTATACACACCCGAGGAAGTACAAGACTTTGAACCCCGCAAGACAGTTGATATGGGAACAGCAGAACGTGTTGATGAAGTCCCGGAAGTTGTGGGAGTGGAAGTGGCAGATGGGGCATTTCACCTCTACGTCCCAGGCTCGGATAAACCGTACGCCAGCTACCACAGCACAGACGAATGGATAGAGGGCTACTGCTCACTGGTTCACCGCATCTCTGTCTCGCCTAAATTCAGCGATGAAGAGAAGGCTCTGAAGCTGTCGGCATTGCAGAGCGTAAACATAATCGTCACTGCTGAGTTTGACAGCTTCACCAACATCAAGCTGAAAGGCGAGATTGTGAAAGCTGGTGGGAGTATCAACACCCCAAAGTCAGAACCCCTGCCACCAACAGGTTCGGAACTCAACGAGCCAGTATTTTGAATCACTTGGAAAACATCGGGCCGATAACACCTAGAGAGGCACTAGACAACTATGGCAGCTTCAGGTTGGCGGCACATATCGAATATCTCAGGCGGCAGGGATACCCAATCCACACTTCAATGGTTTCTCAAGGTGGCAAAGACTTTGCCAGTTACTCACTACGAAAGGAAAGAAATGGCCTCTAATCCACATCAAGAACAACCCGGCATGGGTGTCTGTTACTGGGAAGAAGAATCCCAACGCAAGTCACCCAAAGGCCCAGACTACAAAGGCTTTGTGGTTCTGGAGATGGACTACAAAGCAGGAGAGAAACTCAAGCTGGCTATCTGGCAAAAGCCTACCAGCCGGGGCTATCCCTTGCTGGCGGTGAAGGAAGACAACTGGCTCAAGAAGAAGAAGCTGGAAGAGGGTAGACCTACAGAGGTCAAGCCAGCTTATGCCAAGTACAAGGATGATGACGAAAATTCGATTCCCTTTTGATGGCAAAAGATTCACCAACATCGAGAAGCCTGGAAGTATTGCGTGAGCAAGGCTACACCGTGGCTATCGTTGAGAAGTGGAATCCACACGCAAGGATTAGACAAGACCTGTTTGGGTTTATCGACATTCTTGCCATCAAGAGGGATGAGACACTGGCGGTGCAAGCTACGGCCTCTGGTGTCTCTGAGCGCATCAAGAAAATCATGGCTAGTGAACTCTTGCCAAAGGTAAGAGAAGCTGGTTGGAGAGTGCAAGTATGGGGCTGGCGCAAGTCAGCAAAGACCAACAAATATGTTTTAAGAATCGAGGATATATCGTGACACAGCAACAAATTCAACCATCTCAGAAGTCTCTGGAAAAAGGGCGTAATGCCGTTGAGTACACTCAAAAGTTTCTGAACATGTCTCTCCAGGAAATCTGGAACATTGCATACACCTCTGGATTTGAGGATGCGATGGAGATTGTGAAAACAGACTCGCAGCCGGGAGCGACTTCAGCGCAAAGCTGAGGGTTAGGCCTCTGCTGGCAGACCAGAGTTATCCCGACAGTCTGCCACCTAACCAACAAGGAACACCATGAGCAAAGCACACGTATTTATCGCCACACCTATGTATGGCGGCATGTGTACCGGGTACTTCACCCAGTCACTGCTGACCGCCGCAGGTGTGCTGCGCCAGAATGACATTGACATGAGCTTTAGCTGCATGTTTAACGAGAGCCTTATCCAGCGAGGCAGGAACGCACTTGCACACGGGTTCATGCAAAAGCAAGATGCAACCCACCTGATGTTCATAGATGCAGATATTCGCTTCAATCCGGCAGACATTGTGAAGATGGTGGATGCAGATGTTGACGTTATCTGCGGCATCTATCCTAAGAAGGAAATCAACTGGTCAGGTGTTGAGCAAGCTGTGAAAGAGGGTGTGCCCACTGACCAGCTCAAGACCCGCACAGGCTCTCTGGTGGTGAATCTGGTGGACTACCAGGGCGCTGTTACCGTGCCTGCTGACCAGCCTGTAGAGATATGGAATGGCGGTACAGGGTTCATGCTCATCAAGCGCAGTGCTATGGAGAAGCTCTCCACCCTCATGCCCAGCTATGTCAATGACGTAACCTTCCTGGACGGCACTATCAAGCAAGACCGCATCGTTGAATATTTTGCTTGCGGCATTGAGCCGGGTACAGAGCGATTGTTGTCAGAGGACTACTATTTCTGCATCAAGTGCCGTGAGCATGGCATCAAGGTGTATGCCGCACCCTGGGCAGTCCTGGGCCACTTTGGAACGTATTTGTTTGAGGGCGGCTTGCTGCCTGCGCCATGACCAGAGCTTTAGACTTGGGATGCGGGGCTAAACCTCGCAACCATTACAAGGCTGATACGCTTATAGGGTTAGACCAGTTCCCTGTGGCTGACATACAAGCTGACCTGGTGTGGGAGGGTATTCCTCTTCAGGATAACTCTGTGGATTACGTCACGGCGTTTGACTTCATAGAGCATATCCCACGGGTTATCTATGTGGACAAGGAAACGAAGTACCCGTTTATAGACTTGATGAACGAGATATGGCGTGTGCTCAAGCCCGGTGGCCTGTTCTACTCATCCACCCCGGCATACCCACATCCAGCGGCTTTCCAAGACCCTACACATGTCAACATCATCACGCCAGATACTTGGGGTGAATACTTTGATGACAAGAAACGGTGGGCCAGTGTGTACGGCTTTAAGGGTGCATTTCACATTGAGAGCATGGGTTACATGAACCAGCACTTGCAGTGTGAGATGCGTAAGGTCAGCGTCTAGCAGTCTCAGCAGAGCGCCGGAAGGCTTCCTTGGTTGGATAGCCTTTCTGCCCTCTCTTCTTTGCTGGCAGACCAGCAGCTCTGCGTTTGTTGATGTTGTAGTACAAGCCACGTTTGGCTTTAGGTGTGTATGCCATTATCTGCATCCCCAGCGTTTGCGAGCAGCTTTGCCACGCTCACCTGTCCAGCTCTTGCTCCTGGCGCAGAACGACTTGTGACGTGGGCCTGATTTGGTGGGAGCCTTCAGATTGCTACCTGTGGCTCTGTTGGCCTTGGCTCTGCCTTTAGCAGTCAGACCACCACCCTTTTTGACAGATAGCTTCTCGCCCCTGCCAACACTTAAATTGGGAAACTTCTTCTTAGGCATAGAACCGTGTCCCTTCTTTGTCAATGATGAGAGCTTGCAGTCTGGGTTTGTCAGCAGTGTGGTTAGGGATGCTCACATGCGTCCACCTGTCAAACTCACGTATCACTTGGTCATGGCCTAAGTTGGCTGCAATGATGGCCTTCACCACCTCATCTGGGGTCATGCCGGGCACACGAATGTCGGCAGCGCAACCTG